CCAGATTCCAGAATAAACAAATCACTTAGGAAATGGAACTGCTAATGGCCAAAGGTGTAGTTGATATTTTTATGGTATATCAGTTTCTCAAGAGACTGACTACTCCATTTAATCAGACAGACGCATATCGACTTGGTTTGATTGATGCAGAAGGAAAGCGAATAAAGAAAGCCGAGACTTCGGAAGAAAGAAAAGCTGTTGGCTATTTTGATCGTTTGGTATTCAATCTAAAAAGACTTCTTGGTAAGGTTCCTGGTGGCAAAACTCAGTTGGCCTCATATGCCGCCGCACTTCTATTGCTTCGTGAGCAGGATTCGCGCTTAGTCACTGACCAAGCATATCTCCAGGAACAGTTTAATGATTCTATTGACAATATCAATATGAAAGACTATAATGAGTTTAATAAACTTATAGAAGATATCGCTGCCCCAGCAAACGCAACTGGTCCTGCAGTCGCTGGTACTGGATCAGATCCAATTCACTGGAGCAACCGCCAACCAAAAATGGGCCCAAAGGGACCAATGAAAAAATATGGGCAACCGATTTCTCCTGGTTCGCTTCGCCGTATTCTTAAACGAAATGTTGGATTAAACTAATGTTTGGGCTTGGTCTTAAAATAGCAATAGTCGCGTGTGGTCTATCACTTATTGGTGGTGGTGTTACGTATGTGAAGATGCTTCAGGCTGAAATCGAAACCGCACATGAACAGCAGGCTAAACTTGAATCGGCATTAGAATCAGAAAAAAAGGTAGTTGAGCGACAGACAAAAGATGTCGAAAGAATGCGCGACCTTAACAGTCAGATATCAAAAAATCTGTCAGAAGCTCAAAAAGAAAAGAGTGATCTTGATAAAAAGTTTCGTGCTGCTGATTCCAAGCGCATGACTTCTACATCATTAAAAGATCCAAAGGCTATTGAAGACAGAATCAATCGCGGCACAAAATATGCTCTTCGGTGTAATGAAATCTCAACTGGCGCTCCTATTGAACTCGAAGATAAAACAAATAATATTTGTCCAGACCTAATCAAGAAGAAAACACAATGAGAAATAGTTTACTAATCTTATTTGTATTGATGTTATCAGCGTGTTCAACTGGTCCAAAGTATATTGAAAAGTCTGTTCTTGTAGATAGACCTGCTCCAGTATTTCCTGAAATTCAACCCGTAGAACAATACGACTTCAAGTGGATCGTTATAACGAAAGAGACATTTGAATCAAAAATGAAGGAAGTCGAAGCTACTGGCGGTCAAGTAGTTTTCTTTGCTCTTACACCAGAAGGTTATCAAAATCTAAGTCTCAGTATCGCAGAACTTCGTCGATATATCGCACAACAACAATCAGTTGTTGCTGGATATAAATCATACATGGAATCTCCAAAAGAAGAACCAAAATCATCTGAATGGAAATTATGGTAATGTCTGAGCCAGATGTCAAGGTCGATGTAGAAATATTAAAACGAGATATAGATCGGTTTAGTGGATTATTTGATCGGCTTGATACCACTATCGAAAAATTAACTGAAGTATCCGGTGGTATAAATCGAATGCTTGCTGTTCATGAAAATAGATTAGAACAACAAGAAGAATTGATGAAACAATTTATTACACTTATGGAAGAACGTAGGCGTGAAAATTCGGATAAATATGATATAGTTCAAAACCGAATAACACAGACACGAGAAGAGATGCAGCAAGAAATCAAAGACTCCATAAAAGAAGTTGTTGCCAAGATAGATAAACTATCAGAAACAGTAAACAAACTTGAAAAGTGGAAATATTTGGTCGTTGGTGGCGCAATAATCATTGGTTTCCTACTGGGAAATTTGCCAATGGTTGAAAAGTTGTTACATTAGTCTTGACAATCTGATTCTACTGTGGTATTATTACATAATGAGCATGTGGGTAGATCATAAGTTTGCGGGTCTCTTATCTTTGCGGTTAGATCGGTTCAAGAAGAAGAACGATAAACTTTATGTTTTTCGGTGTCCCTTCTGTGGCGATTCACAAAAAGATAAGAGTAAAACGCGTGGTTATCTTTATGAAAATAAAGATCATTTGGCATTTAAATGTCATAACTGTGGGTTATCAACTTCATTTTCTAAGTTATTAGATCACATCGATCTTTCTCTTGGAAAAGCGTATAAGTTGGAAAAGTTTTCACAACAGCAACAATCAAACGTAATCTTTACACTAACAGAATCGACTGTTATTCAACCAACCATCACTTCTACATTAGAAAGTGTTGGGCTTATATCATTAAATAAGTTAAGTTCAGATCATCGCGTCATTGAATATGTAAAATCGCGAAAGATTCCAACAGACAGATATGTTGATTTATATTACGCAAAAGATATGCGAATGTTGGAACAACTCAATCCCGCATATAAAGATAGACTATTATCTGAAGAACGATTAATAGTTCCATATTACGATAAACTGGGTAGTCTATCTGGCGTGACTGGGCGCGCTCTTGGTAATAGTAAGAAGCGATACATCAATGTAAGACTTAGCGAGTTTCCCATGATGTATGGACTAAAAGACATAGACACGACAAAAGATATATATGTAGTAGAAGGTGCGTTCGATAGTATGTTTGTAAGCAACGCGCTCGCAGTCGGCGGCTCTGATCTGCAACGTGCGATAAATCTATTTACAAAAGATCAGTTAATCCTTGTGTTTGATAATGAACCCAGAAATAAACAAATTGTTAATATTATGGAGAAAATGATTAACTATGGATATAGATTGGTAATATGGCCTAAAACTTGGCAATACAAAGACATAAACGAAGCAATAGTGTCTGGTAAGACAAAAGAAGAAATCTCAACAATACTATATACAAATACACATAAGTCTCTTCCGTTGAAACTCGCAATCAGAGATTGGAAAAAATGTTAGTAAGTCAGCAAAACTGTGTGCGGTTAGTCTCATACTCTAAACCTTCTGAAATATTTGAAGAAGATTTAGAGAACGTTCAGGATCTTATTGCGTTCTGTGCGCGAGTGTCTAACCCATCTAACCAGTTTAATAGTGATACATCTGATAAACTAATAAAATATCTTGTTGATCACCAACACTGGAGTCCTCTAGAGATGGTTAGCGCATGTCTAGAGATTACTACCACAAGAGATATTGCTAGGCAAATACTTCGCCATAGATCATTTTCTTTTCAGGAGTTTAGTCAACGATATGCAGATCCAACGAAAGATTTAGATTTCGTTATTCGAGAAGCGAGACTCCAAGACACTAAGAATCGCCAAAACTCAATTGATATTGAGAATGACCCAAGTATTCAAGATAATCCAGCATTATATGATGTCATAACAAATTGGAGCAGAAAACAGGCCGCTGTTCGTAATCTTGCCACTGATACATACAAATGGGCTATCGAAAACGGCATCGCAAAAGAACAAGCACGAGCCGTTTTGCCAGAGGGATTGACTGTAAGTAAAATGTATATGAATGGAACTCTACGCAGTTGGGTGCATTATATACAACTACGAACTGGATCAGAGACGCAGAAGGAACATAGGCATATAGCAACAGAGTGTGCGAAACAGATAGCAACAATATTTCCTTTAATTGCGACTATCTAATGGCATCTACATCATTTAAAGACTATTATAAGTCCGATATGATAGTAACTGGAATAGTTCATGTAGGAGCGAATATTGGACAAGAATATTCGTCTTATGAGCCATTAAACGTTCCTATTGTTTTCTTTGAACCTATACCTAAATATTGTGATCATATTCGTAATAATGTTATTGACGAAAATGTAACTGTTCATGAGTGCGCTATTGGAGCAAATACAAATACTGTAACTTTATACATTGCATCAAATGAAGGAAACTCAAGCAGTATATTGAAGACAACTAAACTATTAGAAGACAGACATCATATAGATTTTAAAACTAGTATCACAGTTCAACAATATCCACTTGACACATTTGCTTCATGTGAACCGTGTAACTTTTTGATTATAGATACTCAAGGATATGAGTTGAATGTTTTAAGAGGAGCCGAAAATACTTTAAAACATATTGATTATATAATTGTTGAAGTATATGATGATGTATTATATCAAGACTGCGCGTTGTTTGCTGAAGTTAATGATTTTTTGATCAGTAAAGATTTTGTCCTGATAAAAAAGGATATGACTTGGGCGAATTGGGGAAATGCTTTTTACAAGAGGAAAAAATAACAATAATGACAAAAGATAATACTATAGTTCATGGTGTTAATGTAGATTACACGCGAGACAATTTGTTTGATGAACTTGGTATAAAGCGGCTGCGCGAATCATATATGCGCGATGATGAAAAGTCCCCACAGGAACGGTTTGCTTTTGTAAGTTCTGCGTTTGCGAGCAATCCAGAACACGCACAACGTCTATATGAGTATTCATCGAAACATTGGTTTTCGTATGCAACACCTGTTCTTGCTTATGGGCGAACAAAGAGGGGGCTGCCTATTTCTTGTTTCTTGCCGTATCTTCACGATTCCGCTGAGGGGCTAGTTGAATGTCAATCCGAAGTCAACTGGTTATCGATGCTCGGCGGGGGTATCGGCATTGGTTTAGGTATTCGCTCTGCGGATGATAAATCTGTTGGTGTTATGGCTCATCTTAGAACTTATGACGCATCTTGCCTTGCGTATCGTCAGGGTAGTACTCGGCGCGGTTCATATGCTGCCTATCTTGATATTAATCATCCTGATATTTCTATGTTTTTAGAGATGCGGCGTGGAACTGGTGATCAGAATATAAGATGTCTAAATCTACACCATGGTATCAATATCACAGACGATTTTATGAAAATCCTCGAACAATGTATGCTTGATCCAACAGCAAATGATGATTGGTATCTTCGTGATCCACACAATAATGAGATTCGCGAAACTGTATCTGCTAAAGAGATGTGGCAGCGTATTATGGAATTGCGTATGCAGACAGGCGAACCCTATCTACATTTCATCGATACCTCGAATAGATTTATGAATGAATCTCAAAAGAAACTTGGGCTAAAGATTCGCCAGTCAAATCTTTGCTCTGAGATTGTTCTTCCGACAGATAAGGATCGCACAGCAGTTTGCTGCCTATCATCACTTAATATTGAATACTTTGATGAGTGGAAAAAAGACCCTATGATCCTTCGTGATATCGCTGAAATGCTTGATAATGTGCTTCAGAACTTTATTGATAACGCACCAAAAGCAGTAAAGCGGGCTATCTTCTCAGCCAAACGCGAACGCTCTATTGGTGTTGGCGCATTGGGATTTCATGCGTATTTACAGAAGCAAAATGTTCCTTGGGAAAGTGCGCTTGCGAAATCTGCAAACATGCGTATATTTAAACATATTCGTGAAGGCTTAGACAAAGCCAATCTTGAACTTGGCACCGAACGTGGTGAAGCACCAGACGCAGCAGGAACTGGTAAACGATTCTGCCATCTTATGTCTATTGCGCCAAATGCTTCTTCGTCTATTATCATGGGCAATACTTCGCCATCAATCGAACCTTTTCGCGCAAACGCATATCGTCAGGACACGCTTTCTGGCGCACATCTAAACAAGAATAAGTATCTTGATAAGTTAATCCGTAAACATTGCGAAGACAACAAGAAACTTAATTACGATGAAATTTGGTCTTCTATTATTGCTAACGATGGGTCAGCCCAACACTTAGACTTTTTTGATGAGTACACGCGTGATGTATATAAGACTTCGATGGAAATCGATCAGAGGTGGATTATCGAACATGCTGCTGACAGACAGAAGTTTATTGATCAATCACAAAGTCTCAATGTATTCTTTCGTCCAAATACTCATATCAAATATCTACACGCCGTTCACTTTATGGCATGGAAACTTGGCCTAAAGACTTTGTATTATTGTCGTTCGGAAAAGTTAGCCAAGGCAGACAAAGTATCTAAAAAAATTGAGCGTAACATCATTCAGGAGATTGATTTACACGCAATTGTCAATGGCGAAGAATGTTTAGCATGTGAGGGGTGATATGATAAAGCGAAAAAATAATCTTACAGAAGAACGGCATTACTTCAAGCCATTCAACTATGCTTGGGCCTACGATGCTTGGTTAAAACACGAACAAAGTCACTGGCTTCACTCAGAAGTTCCTATGAATGAAGATGTGAAGAACTGGAAGAATAAACTTACAAAAGAACAGAAACATTTTTTGACTAATATCTTCCGATTCTTTACACAAGGTGATATCGACGTTGCTGGTGGGTATGTAAAGAACTATCTACCGCATTTCCCACAACCAGAAGTTCGTATGATGCTCCTTGGGTTTGCCGCGCGTGAGGCACTCCACATTGCTGCGTACTCCCACCTTATTGAAACTCTGGGTATGCCAGAATCGACATATAACGAGTTTCTGGAATATGATGAGATGCGCGAGAAGCACGAATATATCCTCGAAGTTTCTGCCGAAGATGGTTCACTTGAATCAACAGCAACAAATATCGCAACCTTTTCAGCATTTACAGAAGGTATGCAATTGTTCTCTTCATTCATTATGCTTTTGAACTTTCCTCGGCATGGATTAATGAGAGGTATGGGTCAGATTGTCACATGGTCTATTGTCGATGAAACTATGCATGCTGAATCTATGATTAAGTTGTTTCGCACGTATATCGAAGAGAATCGCGAAATTTGGAATGATGAACTAAAAGGTAAGATATATACAATTGCTACTAAGATGGTAGAACTTGAAGATAAGTTTATTGACCTTGCGTTTTCATTGGGTGATATGCCCGATCTTACTTCTGATCAAGTGAAGCAGTATATTCGTTATATTGCTGATCGGCGATTGATTTCTATGGGAATGAAGGGTATTTTCAAAGTAAAGAAGAATCCTCTGCCGTGGGTGGAGGAAATGATCAACGCACCAATTCATACTAACTTCTTTGAGAACCGGGCAACAGACTACGCTAAAGGCGCATTATCAGGAGATTGGGGTGAAGTATGGGCATAGAGGAACCACCAAATGAGTAAAATCAAAATTGAAGTATGTTGCGACTGTTGTGAATCGGAGTTTCTACTTACATATGAAGAAGATATGGTAGGAGATGAAGCAGCATACTGTCCATTCTGCGGTGAAGATATAACCGTCGATATTGATGATGAGGAAGAGGCCGATGACGAGTAACTATATAATGTATGGATACAGAACCGCCTTGGACATTCAACGGAGTACTCTTCACCGATGACGATATCAACGGTGCCGCAGGATTTTGTTATCTTATCGTCCACAACGAGACAGGTCGAAAGTATCTTGGGCGTAAATATTTCGAATCAAAACGAAAAGCAAACAAGAAAGCCAAGCGCCGAACCACAACAGAAAGCGACTGGAAGACTTATTGGGGTAGCAGCAAGACCTTCAGTGCCGAAGTCGAGGCAAACGGGAAGTCTGAATATTCTCGTATAATCCTATCCATTCACAAGACTCGCGGCGACTGTAATATGACAGAAGTGAAAGAACAGTTTGCCAGAAATGTCCTTGAGGATGATAGTTATGCCAACGAGAACATTTCAGGTAAATGGCGCCGAACTCCAAAACACATTGTAGAGGCTAGGCGAATAGCAAAGAATTGATTATGAATATATACGATGTGCAATCAGACAGTATTTTGGCATTTAAATCCAACAATGCTTACTCCAGTCTTATAGATTTTTCTCTTACACCAGATAGTGTAGTTGTAGACCTAGGCGCATATCAAGGTGATTATATTAAAAAGATTTGGCATAAGTATAAATGTAACATTCATGCGTTTGAACCTGTAGACAAATACGCCAAGTTTTTGCGAGAAAAATATCAGAATATCGATAAAATTCATATTCATCAGTATGGCGCAGGTAACTCAGATAGAGAAGCATATATCCAGGAATCTGCTCAGGGATCATCTATTCACTTGACAACTAATGAAACTGGTGATATTATACAGATAGTTGATATATCAAAATATTTGACAAATCTTGGTATTAATAAAATTGATTTGATGAAGATAAACATTGAGGGCGATGAGTTTGATGTTATTGACAGTTTATATACATCGGGACTTATTAAAAGAATCGGCGACATTGTAGTTCAGTGCCACCCATTCGTAAAGAATGCAGAATCTCGGTATTTGAAACTTAATCAACAACTATCTGAAACTCACATGTGTATGTTTTATTACCCTTGGATATGGGAGAACTGGAAACTAAATGGAACCAATTAGATTATTCATTGGAACTTCTGCCAACGGCGAAGATGCTGAGGCAGAAATGGTATACGAATATAGTCTTCGAAACAATACCAAAGCACCACTCGAAATCACATGGATGCGACAGTCACATGATGAAACTAGTGTTTGGGGAGGTTGGAATACAATCATGTGGCCGACACCATTCAGTGGATATCGATGGGCCATTCCAGAAGCATGTGGTAATGTAGGTCGCGCAATTTATACAGATGTAGATATGATCAACTTTCGTGACATTCAAGAACTTTGGGAAACTGAGTTGAATGGAAAGCCAATTGCAGCACGGCGCGGCAAGAGATTTGGTGGGCATGAATTTTGTGTAATGGTTATTGACTGTGCCAAACTTGCTCAATACATATCACCAATTTATCGACAGAAGAATATTCCAGAAACACATGTTCGATATATAAACATGTTTAGCGGCAATGATGATCTCGTTCAAGAATTAGACTCTAGGTGGAATTGTCATGATGGTGATAATCTTGAAATCGGTGAATTCTGGCATCTTCATTATACAGAGATGGCAACACAGCCATGGGCTCCAAAATGGTTTACTGGAACACCTCGCGAGCATCCTCGACAGGACTTGGTTCAGTTGTGGTTTGATATGCGCGATGAAGCAATTGAAAATGGCTGGAGCCCACGCATTTCAAATGAAAAATTCGGCGATTATAGCATTATAGGAAAGTGATGAACATTCGAGGTGAACTACCATACGGCTTCGTTACACTGGTATCTTGTGATTCTGGATATCTTCATGCTCATGCTCCAGCATTTATTTCCTCTTGCGCAAAAGCAGGAAATAGTGTACACTTACATGTAGTAAATCCAGAGAAAGATGACTGGGAATTTATGAAAACTATTCGCACTTACGCGAGCGCAATGGTGAATCATAATATTCAAATCACGTTATCATCAGAAGAGACCGACCTATCTCAGTTGGGCGCAGAAAATATTCGCACATATTATGCGTGTAATCGATTTCTTGTTGCGCCAGAACTAATGTCTCGCGCCGCCGGTAAGTTATCACTTATGATCACTGATATCGATTGTATTTTTATGAAGCATGTTGACGAGCCCACAGAGCAACTTGGTATTTTCTTTCGTGAGCCACTACCAGGAACTGTTGGTTGGGAAGCGGATGGGTCACGTGTTGCAGCAGGTGCGGTATATTGCCATCATACAGCACAAGACTTTATGACAAGTGTTGCTAAACGAATTCGGCAATATGAATATCACTGGTTTCTTGATCAGTATGCGTTGAATGTGACTTATATCGAACAGAAGGACAAGTATAGTTGTAAAGCATTTGACGCACAGTTTATGGATTGGAACTTTGTAGAGGGAACTGCAATCTGGACCGGCAAAGGTGATAGAAAATATTCAAATCAAGTATATTTGGCTAAAAAGAAACAATTTGAGGATGATTTAAATGCGCGTTTTAATCTTGGCACCACGACTGGACGTACCATTCAAGAACCTGGGACCCGTTACGACTGTGCGGGGGCCGATTCCTTCCATTAGAGTTCATTGGGCAAATTTCGTAACACGCATTAAAACAGAACACACATATAAAGGCGATGATGTTGATGTTCTCGAACTTCCACTTTGGCAGTTCACACCAGAACTTGTCGAATCATATGAACCTAAGCCAGATTTGGTGTATGTACCTCATAAAGAAAAGCGTAATTTTGATATAAGAGGTATCGATACTCTATATTATATGCAGACCGTATTTCCATGGCGATTCTATGTTGATTCTCTTGGATTTGCTGGTGGATCATCGATGTATCCGTTTGATATGACTGACGGTAATTCGATGGGTAGCGCGTTTGATGAGTTGCGAGCATATGCTCTTGCTGGCGGCACCAAGTTCGATCAGCCTCCAATTGGACAAGTTCAAATTAATAGTGAATATGTTTTGTTCCCATGCCAGTTACCTCACGATGAAACGATAAAATATCACTCGGCTATTTCATCAGAACAAGCACTAGAGGAGACGTGCCGTGTTACAGAAAAACTTGGAATACCGCTTGTAGTCAAGGCTCATCCCATTAATCCTGCTTCTATGGAAAGTCAAAGAAATATAACTACTAAATACAAACACGCACAATGGGTTGAGAACGTATCAATTCATGATTTGATTCCTCGGGCTCGAACAGTTGTCGTGGTCAATTCTGGAACTGGCATGGAGAGTTTGTTACGCGTTCGGCCCGTTGTCACATTTGGAAGATGTGAATATGATTGTGTGACAATGAAGGCGGATTTAAGTGGTAACTTAGAACAACATCTAAGCAATCCAACAGTTAATCTGATTGGTGTAAAGAAATTCTTTGACAAATGGTTCAAACTAACGTATGATACGACTTTAACTTAGAGGACACATTAAATGACGCCATGGGGATATCACCTTACATTAGATTGTGGGAAATGTAACATTGAGAAAATCAAAGATCGAGACAACGTAGCAGCATTTGCTAAGGAATTGGTGAAACGTATTGATATGATTGCATACGGCGAACCACAGGTCGTTGAATTTGGTGATGGCGATAAATATGGATTTACATTGGTTCAGTTGATTACTACATCAGACATTACTGCACATTTCTGTAATGAAACGGGCGACGCATACATTGATGTGTTTTCGTGTAAGACATTTTCTAATGATGTTGTGATAACCACTGTTCGCGAATTTTTCGAACCGACTACAGTTCGTTCGAATCTTCTTACGCGACAAGCATAAGGGGGTTTCATGCGAAATGGAGATGAACAGAGAAACGTTAAAACACTATATCATCGATGATGACAACGACATTGCATACGTTGGAACACATTTAATATTAGATTTAGTTGATATAGATCAATCTATAGATCGACATAGTTTTCTTTCGGTGTTTGAGCAGGCCTGTATAGAATCTGGTGCTACTATATTATTTTCTCATGTGGAAGAATATGGATTAAATTCTGGAACTACAGGAATCATAATATTAGCAGAGTCACATTTATCATGGCATTGGTATAATGAAACCAATAGCATATATATTGATCTTTTCACATGCGGTAATACAAACCCAGAGTTAGCTATTCCAACTATATTGAAGTTCTTTCGGCCTGATAGATATGTACAAAAAAAACTATTACGGGGAATTATATCTTTTCCATGAATCGACGCCGTGTTTTATAAAATTTGCTATTTTTTTATGATCTGTGTTATAATGTCTTTAGAGTTGGTGGATATCCCCATATCGCGACCAACGTTCCTATTTTTACACGAACCCCTAAAAACAGTTTGTGAAAACGGCTAAGTGCTTGATTTTACACGAAATAATAATATTCAATGATTTCAAGCACTTAGCCGACACACGGGCTAAGAGCTTGATTTTGCTTGTTTTTATTGTGTTGACAGCACCCTAGGGTCGTGTTATACTCCTTTATAAGATGATGAAAGCGAAATAGGTCGCGGAAGTGGAGATTTAATATGAGTTGGGACCGCACAAACGAATCCATCTGTGGAATGTACCTCGATAGCATCCCGTTCTCGGGCACGGTCGAATCCAGCCGCGTAAAGTTCGGCGGCGATGTAGAACACACCGTGTGGCTGAATAACGCAATCTGGGTTTTCGGCGCTCTGCGCGAAAAGATTTTGGTCACGGAAAGACGAGGAGAGTTTATATGAATATCGGAGACACTCTAATTCTTCGTGGCAAGTCGTCGCACGGCAAGAACCGCGTCAGTCAGTTTGGTAAGGTTTGGGAAGTTTCAGAAATCCGCGACCGTTTGCAGACGACGAAGCATAATGGTGTTCCTGGTCCGTTTCTTTGTATATTTTCCGGAAGTCCGTTAGAAGATAATCCAAGCGACACTATGCGCTGGATTGCCGAAAACAATGACCCCGATTTTGAGATTGTGAAATGATAACGACAAAATACAAATTGGCTAGAATGTTATATATGCTTCCTGGCATAGGAGAAGTATCATCGGAACGAGCCGCGACAGCACTTGCCCCAATGATCGACGCGCTTATGGAAAACCATTCGTGTGCCTATACGATTGGGCACCCCGCGGCAACAAAGCCGTGCCCCGTTTGTGATATTATCAAGGAGTTTTCGGAATGAAAATCAAACCCGAAGATGTTTTGAAGCGCCTAGAAAGTTATATGGTAATGAAGCCCAAGGATGCTGCGCTGATCAATGAGTTTAGGGTACAAGTTCTGAAAATCCTTGACGATGCTTTGTATGATGCTTGGGAAGAAGGCTATGATAGTGGCGAACAGAATGACAGGTTCGAACCGTGAAATATATTAATAAATTCTACAAGCATCCAGAAATAAAATATGATGGTCATATTTTAGTTGGTTCGATCTGGCCCGTGCGCGGCAGCAAAGGCGATGCTTACTCTGTTACTATGCATTCGACAGGATTTGAATGTGATTGTGCCGCGTTTACTTTTCGCCGAAAGTGTAAACATATCGATTCTGTGGTTGAAAGATTGATTGCGTGACAGACGCGTTTGTTGAGTTTAATCCAGAAGATTCTGATTTTCGCATCGCGTTTTGGGAATGGTTTGATGCGTTACCTAGGACGCAGAAAGAAGAGTTTTGGTACTATCCTGGTGACCCAGCAATGTTTTTTTATTACAACCAAATATACAGAAAGATATTGACTTCTCGGTGACACTATGATATAGTGTTTTTAATATGTGAGGATATGTTATGATTATTCAAAATCAAATCAAATGTAATAAGTGTGACGATGTAATCTATTCGGCCCATCGCCACGATTATGTTTCTTGTAAGTGCGGTAACTGCGCCGTCGATGGTGGTATAGAATATTTGCGCCGCACAGGATCAGATTATACCGATATGTCTATGTCGATGCTCGACGCCGCACTGGAAGAATGTATTATGGCTTTGCGTTGGGCGGAAGAGACTGGACGAAATGAGATGGGCGCCGCCCTTGCTATTATACGCGCACTACGCAAATTCGATATGCTTGATATGGCCAAGTTTAATTTTGATGAGTGAGATTTGGATTCTGATTATTCAAATCGTGGCATTCGGTGGGCAGAATATTACTATGCAAGAGTTCGCAAATAAAGAATCTTGTAATAATGCCATATACTCTATTATGGAAAGTCGTGCTTATCAGCGCGGTTCCTATTATTTTATTTGTGTTCCTAAAGATATAAAAAATAATAGTTGACACTCCTCGCGATATGATGTATAATACTTTATATGATGGAGAATGTGATGACATTTGAACGATTCGACTATAGCAACCATTCGCAAATTAGTGAAATGATTAGCAACTATTTACTAACAATTTCTAATGTCAATGAACTGTCTGAGTTGACAATATTAGAAATCAATGAATTTCTGAATGACCAGCAAGATTGGTATTTTCAAGATATAAATCATAATGTTTAGACTTGTCATCGCGTTTGTTATCGGCTATTATGTCGCAACGCATTATGATCAGATTAGACATTTTGTTTGTCAATAAGGGAGTGGGTGTTGGTACACGGGGAGGCCTTATAAGTCTTTCAGCGGCAGATTACCGTTCTCGACTGGGTTCGAATCCTAGCACTCCTACCATTTTAAAAAAAGCGATGAAGATGAAAAATGTTTGTGGTCAAGTCCAGGATCAAGTCGCGGGTCAAGTCTGGGGTCAAGTCCGGACTCAAGTCTCGAATCAAGTCCGGAATCAAGTCCGGAATCAAGTCTTGGGTCAAGTCTTGGGTCAAGTCTCGGGTAAAGTCGCGAATCAAGTCTCGGGTCAAGTTCGGGAATCAAGTCGAGGATCAGGTCCGGATTGATTTGTATTATGAGACACGCTGATTATGTAACTGCGATTGCCAAGTCTGCAAGAGTACTAAACTATCATTTTGGTGCTATTGTGTTTGATGGACGTGATATCATTTCCGCTGGTTGGTGCCAGGCAAAAACTCATCCGAAACAAGCGAGATTTATGCGATTTGCTCAAGAGTATAAACGCGATAACAGTTACCTTCACGCTGAAATTCATGCTCTGATTTCTGCTCGCCGTGACGTGGAAGGTTATGATATGGCAATTGCGCGTTGGTCTGAAAATAAACTAAAAACAAGTCGCCCATGTGGCGCGTGTCATCATGCTATAATGGTTGCTGGTATTCGGCGAGTGTGGTTTTGGGACGAATCGACAAAAAATTGGGAATGGGATGAAATCGGTTAAGCATCAAGTCTCGGATCAAGTTCGGGATCAAGTCTGGGATAAAGTTCGGGATAAAGTTCGGGATCAAGTCTGGAATCAAGTCGTGCGTCAAGTTCAGGATCAAGTTCGGGATCAAGTCTGGTATCAAGTCTGGGATAAAGTTCAGGATCAAGTCTGGGATGAGTTATAATATTATGGAAGAAATATAGAATGAATGCAATATTGATAGTTACATTTCTTATGACAGGAACACCGGATCAGCCATATGTACATCGTGTGGATTTTCCGGATATGAAAACTTGTATTGAACAAAAAGAACTTGTCATTAAGCAGGACAAGAAAATCAATGCTATCTGCTTACCGAATAAAAATAAAGATCCCTCGAAAGAAGTGACTGATATGTTAAAAATATTTGTTGACACAATTACAAAGATTCAGCAGTCTAAGCCAAGTCTCGATTTCGATTGATGTGTTTTACGCGCCTATGGTGAAATGGATATCATAAAGGCCTTCTAAGCCTCTGTTCCAAGTTCGAATCTTGGTAGGCGCACCAATTAAGGAAAATATATAATGAATAACATTGACGATAAACTGTTAGAGATTGAAGCAGACCTATATAAACTTATGAACAAACATATCATTGCCGAAGATATCAATACACTCTATGCATTGGCTGCGGTTATGATGAGGGTTTCTGTACAACTATATACTGTTGCATTTAAGAATGATGAAGATATTGAAAAGATGGTCGAAGCAGCGAAGCAATCAATTCCAAACATACGAAAAACATTTTCGAAAGTAAGAAACGTTACAATACATTGATTTTGGGGGTGTGGTGCTAATGGGAACACATGTGCTTTGCAAGCATGAGTTGAGAGTTCGATCCTCTCCACCTCCACCAAAATAAGCCCCTATAGTTAAACGGTATAACAGTTGATTTGTAATCATCAATTCGCAGTTCGATTCTGTGTGGGGGCACCAGTTTATAATATACGGAAGCGTGGCTGAGTCTGGCTTAAAGCACCGCACTTGAAATGCGACGTATCGCAAGGTACCGTGGGTTCGAATCCTACCGCTTCCGCCATTATTCTTGACACCGGTTTACATTTGTGATATAAGTATTATTAGATAATGGAGGCAATCATGATATTGAAAAAGTTAAACGACGCATTCGATAAGAGTATTATTGTAGATAAAGCGCGAACTGGTAATATTCATGTAAGGTTCACCAAGGCAAATGGCGAAGAACGACTAATGCGCTGTACTCTTAAAAATGAACATCTTCCCAAGCAGATTGATCTAGAAGAATCGACAACAAAAGACAATCCAAATCTTGTTGTTGTGTGGGATCTAGACGCGGATGGTTGGCGGTCATTTAAAGTGGATTCTATTAGGGAGTTATGGTGCGAATGACAAAACTGAATATTACAGGACTGAAAGAAAAAGCCATTCCTCTCGGACCAAACACAGATGGAACATATGCTCATATTGGTGCTAGAGGCGGCACAGAAATGATGGCAGAACAGATTCGAAATCGTGTTGATTCGAATCTTCTCGATAAGTTCAATATCATTCATTCGCGAGTTCGACCAGAATCCATCTCTTCGTCGAAGAAGAATATTCTTGTTCTGCATGATACATGGGATGACCCCGAAAGTGAACATCTAAGGAGCGCCGAAAGCCGTGCGAGATTTACTAAACTTGTATTCGTATCACATCACCAACAGGCAACATACAATCTTGGACTTGGTGTTCCTTATTCCGATGGCGTTGTAATTCAAAACGCAATCACACCCATTGAATTCACAGACGCCGATAAGAAGTCAGATAAGATTAAACTGATTTATCATACGACGCCTCACCGAGGATTAGAAATCCTTGTTCCTGTTTTTGAATTGCTTGCTAAGAATATTCCAAATCTTCATCTGGATGTGTTCTCGTCGTTTAACATTTATGGTTGGGGCGAACGAGATAAACAATATGAGGGTGTTTTTGAGAGAATCAAGACTCATCCTAATATGACGTATCATGGATATCAGTCAAATGATGTTGTGCGAGAAGCATTGAAGTCCGCACATATCTATGGTTATCCAAACATCTGGCCAGAAACTTCTTGTATTTCTATGATTGAAGCAATGAGTGCTGGTTGTGCTATCGTAGCGCCAAACTTTGCAGTATTGCCAGAAACATGCGCGAACTTTGCCACAATGTATGGATTTAATGAAGATTATAATAAACACGCTAACATCTTTGCCAATGTTCTGAATATGATGATTTTTGAATATTGGAGCGAAAGTGTTCAAAATAAGTTGAAGTTCCAGAAGTTGTATATCGATAATTTTTACAACTGGAACTTGCGAGCATCTCAATGGAATGGACTGCTTAAAAGTCTAAATTAGTGGTTGACATTGCTCTCGGTATGTGCTAATATAACATTATGATTGGGAGTATATGATGAAATCATCTAAACAAAAACCACTTAAATCTATTGTGTTAAACACTCTAGAATTAAGAACCATGGGCGAAGAGCCAACCTGGGAAAATCAGGATAACTGGACTCGTGATGAATATGAAATTCAGTTGGCTAAGGCGTTCAACTGGTACAATGTCATGCTCGATGACAAGATGCGATATGCGGCGATCATTCAATATCTTACCGAAAAGAAAACGACTAAGACTGACCTAGAGGCCCTAGAGCAAGTTGAGTCGTGGCGTATTCTGAATAGTATTGGCTCATTGTGTCGGTGTGTTCTTCGTGGGCTGAAACTCGACAAAGAAGCACAAGCACGATTGGATCTCAAGTTCGATGATTTATTCGTTCGCGGTAAAGTTATTCTTAAAGACAAAAAGAAAAAAGCAAAAGTCGCACCAGCACCTCTATCCATTCAAGACCACATTCGTAATGCTGCAAGTGAATGTATCGCCGAGATTGAAGAAATCATCGACGGGTTTATTCGCGATAACACAACCACATTTCGAGCATACGATTGGCTAGCAGAAAAAAATGTGAAGCCAATGGTCGCTGGTAAAATTGGTGCGTTCTACACTCCACAGTTTGAAGAGTTGGAACTAGCGTATAGTAAAAAAGACACTGTTCTGAATGAGGCATATCAAGCCTTTCCAAAAAAGAAACTAAAGATCATTATGGAGTTCTACCGTGCCATCGTCAATGATTGCTACGAATGGTCGACCAATGTGCGCAAATCAAAGATCAAAAAACCACGTAAGCCTCGTGAGAAATCTATTGAAAAGGTTGTGTCTAAGATCAAATATCAAAAAGACGACACATCATTGAAGATCGTTAGTGTTGATCCTGCTAAAATCATTGGTGCCTCAGAACTGTGGTTATTTAATACTAAATATAGAACAATGGCCCATTACGTAGCGATTGATCGTGGTGGTCTGCAGATTAAGGGAACAACCCTTAAACAATATGATGAGAAGGTATCTACTATGAAAAAGATCCGCAAACCAGAAGACTTCGTTTCTAAGATTATCAGCGGCAGTGTTAAAGGTATAATCAAAACATTTGATTCATTGAAGGTCAAGCCATCTGCTTGTAATGGACGCATCAATGAAGCCACGATTATTCTGCGAGTCATCAAGTGAGTCAAGCAAATGTAATCTCGTTTCCGATTGATCGAGTCGTTCGCACTCCTGTGCCTCTATCAACAAAGAAACAAATTATTAGATCACAAAAGCAACATATCAATCGCATCATTGAAGAAAATGCGACAAATATGGTATCTCGTTTAGCGATGGCTGGTGTAAATATAAGCACAGATGATTTTCAAAGGAACTATGCTTTTACGATAGAATGTCTTCGGTCTACGTTATACGAATCACTTGGAATACATCACCCACTTCAGGCTCCCATGAAAGAAATCATTCATACTATTGAAGATTTCGCAACAAAAAAAGATTAAATCATGATTTTATTAGACTTATCACAAGTTATGATTTCGAATATCATGATTCAGATATCAACTCACGTGTCAAATGGAATCGTAGACGAACAACTTATCAGACATATGGTCCTGAATAGTATTAGGTTGTATCGTAAGAAGTTTTATTCCGAATATGGCGAGTTAGTTATTTGTTGTGACGACCGAAACTGTTGGCGCCGTGATTATT